ATGAGTAACAAATGGGTCAATCCACAGCCCAAGCTTGTTCCGCAGCCGTACACGAACCTGCTGACGGAACGTGACATCGGCAAGCCTCCGATTCTGGAAACGCGCCACCTCGGCATTGACTTCGGCGGTCTGACCGCTGTTGCCGACTTCAACCTCGCCATCGGCCGCACGGAGATCACCGGCCTGATCGGCCCGAACGGCGCAGGCAAGACGACGATTTTCAATTTGCTGACCAACGTGTACAAGCCGACCCGCGGCTCTATTCTTCTGGACGGCGTTTCAACAGAAGGGAAGAGCACGGTCGAGGTCAACCACATGGGCATTGGCCGAACCTTCCAGAACATCCGCCTGTTCCGCAATCTGACCGTTCTGGACAACGTTTTGATCGGCCTGAACAATGAAATGAAATATTCCGCCGCTTCCGCCATTCTCCGCCTGCCGGGGTATTGGAGACGCGAACGCATTGCAAAGGAGCGCGCGCTGGAGCTGCTGAGCATTTTCAACATGGAAAATGTGGCGGATCATTTGGCAGGCAGCCTGCCGTATGGCGCACAGCGCCGGTTGGAGATCGTCCGCGCACTGGCGACGAATCCGTGCCTGCTGCTGCTGGACGAGCCTACCGCCGGCATGAACCCGTCCGAAACGAGCGAGCTTATGGAGAATATCGTGAAGATCCGAGACACCTTTGGCATCGCAATCATGCTGATCGAGCACGATATGAACCTTGTAATGGGCATCTGTGAGGGCATCTGCGTTCTGAACTTCGGTAAAATCATTGCGAAGGGTACGCCGAATGATATTCAGGCCAATCCGGCTGTTATCGAAGCGTACCTCGGCAAAAAGAAGGAGGGCTGAGACATGCTGCTTTCCGTCAACGATCTTCATGTATATTACGGCGCGATCCATGCGGTCAAGGGCGTATCTCTGGAAGTCAACGAAGGCGAGATCGTCACGCTGATCGGCGCAAACGGCGCAGGCAAGAGCACAGTCCTGAACACCATTTCCGGCCTGCTGCACGCAAAAACCGGCACGATCGAATTTATGGGTTCGCCGATCAACACCATGGCCCCCAACAAGATTGTTCAGCTTGGTCTCGCGCAGTGCCCGGAAGGACGCCGCGTGTTCGCGCATATGACAGTCGAGGAAAACCTTGAAATGGGCGCATATACCCGCCCGAACAGCTCCATTGAGGGCAATCTCGAGCATGTTTACGAGCTTTTCCCGCGTCTGAAGGAGCGCAGCAAGCAGATCAGCGGTACGCTCTCCGGCGGCGAACAGCAGATGCTTGCCATGGGCCGCGCCATGATGTCAGAGCCGAAGCTTCTGATGCTGGACGAACCGTCTATGGGTCTGGCGCCGATCCTAGTCGAGCAGATCTTCGATATTATCCGCGAGCTGCACAAGGCCGGTGCAACCATCCTGCTCGTCGAGCAGAACGCGCAGATGGCGCTGCAGGTTGCAAACCGCGCCTACGTTCTGGAAACCGGAAAGATCACGCTCTCCGGCTCAGGAAAAGAGCTTCTTGAAAGCGATTCCATCAAAAAAGCCTATCTGGGTGGTTGATCGCAGCATAAAAACCAGACAGCACGCAGCTATGGCTGTGTGCTGTCTGGTTTTTGATTCATTATGCTGCGCCGCGTGCGACGAGGCAATGTATCAAGCGCTTGGATTTAATACCAGCCTTGGAACGACCTTCGCAAATATGGGATAACAAACTGAGCAGGCAGTACGCAGCCATGCTGTGCTCTGCCTGCGTTTTTTATAGTTTCAGCTTGGAAAGGGGATTGGCCTCTGCGGCAATTTTCTTGTCTGTATTTTCAATGTGCGTGTAGATCTGCGTCGTATTCAGATTTTCGTGACCCAGAACCTCCTGCAGCGTTTTCAGATCCACGCCGTTCGCCAGCATCAGCGTTGCGGCAGTGTGCCGCAGCTTGTGCGCAGAAAACTGTGACGCATCAAGGCCGCATTCCAGCAGATGTTTTTTGACCAGCCGATGGACGGCAGAAACGCTGATACGGTTTTTATCCCGTGACCCAAAGAGCGCCTTATTGTCCGTCAGCACGATCTGGTTCCGTTCCTCCAGATACCGGTCGATGGCTTTCCGGCAGGAAGAGCCCATGTAGACGATCCGTTCCTTATTGCCTTTGCCGACAACGGCGAATGCGATCCTCATAGACGTCCGTAAGATTCAGCCCGACCAGTTCCGAACGGCGGATCCCACAATTCAGAAACAGCATCAAAATTGCAAAATCCCGGTTTTTATTCGGCCCATCGACAGCCTTCAAGAGCGCGGTAGATTCTTCCAGTGTCAGGTATTTCGGCAGGCTGCGGCGAATTTTGGGAAATTCGATATCTTTGACCGGATTGTTCTGGATCTGCTTGGTGCTGATGGTGAGAATACTTATAGAATGCCTTAATGGCCGACAGCTTCCGCGCGCGGGCAGCGGCCGCGATCCCGACATCAGCCGGGCCTTCACGGTTTTGCCGGTCGTTTGTAAGATAAGATAGAAAATCAAACACCTCAGAAGACGACACCGTATTGAGAACGGACGCGTCGATCCATTTAATGTCGATCTCGTCAAGCGGCGTCTGATACGCTACACTATAGCCTTTTTAATTGGCCCTTCTCCAACGCAACAAAATAAAGATTTTGTTGCGTTCAGAGGACAGGTGTGTTATAATACCTTTATCAAAGCTGTTCTAAGGGAGTTTTTATGTATGCAGCCGTATTTCAGATTTGTGACGTTCATCTTGATTTTTATTATACTCGGCTCAAGCGGAATGTCAAGAACTTTTTTAATGAAATATGAATTTATTTTAAAGTAAAATCGATGAATTCCAAACTAATTTTTGAATATTAAAATTCAAGACAGTGCTGTTATGTTATTGTAATGGAACTGTCATTTTTTATACCCACTTCCCCGGAAACCGGAAGACTGTCATACGGGAGAATATTGTGTCCTGCGGACGGCTGCGACGGGAAATATTCATCTGTCAGCAGCTTTCGCGGCATAAAACCAGTGTGCGCACTGGATTTATTCCACGGTCAACTTGACAGACGAAAATGTCCCGTCCGCACGGCGGGCAACCGAAATCGCCCCCGCGATTCCGGCAAGCCTGACTTTTTATTATGATAAAGGGAGTGCGTACAATGAAACAGACAGTCAGAACGAGCAGAACGGCAGGATATTTGGAAAAGATTTTCAGGGTCTTGAACGCGGACAGCTTCAACGGGGAATTGGAAGAACCTGTTATTACGATTCAGGACACGCCCACGGCATACGGTCATGTGACCGTTGGCAAGGCATGGAGCGTTAAAGACGAGCGCCAGCGTGAACTTAACATCGCGGCAGGGACGCTGCAAAGGCCGATTGAAGAAGTCGCTGCGACTATGCTGCATGAAATGGTTCATCTTTACAACTTGCAGCACGAAATACAGGATTGCAGCCGAGGCGGAACGTATCACAATAAGAAATTCCGGGATGAAGCACAAAAGCATATGCTGACGATTGAGCGTCACGAAAAATACGGCTGGACAGTCACGAAGCCGACCGAAGAACTGATTGATTACATTATCAATAAGGGATGGGAAGATATTATGATGAATCGTGCATCATTCCCCTTCTCGATCAGCGGCGGCAGAAAAGGCAAGTCCACGGGTGAAGACGGAACGGAAACCACGAAGCCAAAGAGCAACAGCAGGAAATATGTATGTCCGAAGTGCAAAACGATCATCAGAGCAACACGAGCGGTCAATGTGGTATGCGGGGATTGCGATATCCCAAAAATATCAATAATACCTTTTCAATTCTAAATTTCATAAACAATAACGAAGATTTTGTTTATACCTTTCGCTGCTTCAATCTTACAATATAAAATTTCAAGCTTGGGTTAAAAATGGCAAGCATGAAGGATGATGGAATCACCGACAAAAACGAAGAAAAGATGATTAAGGAAATCACGAAAGACCTTGAGCGGTTACAAAAAACACTTGATTCCTATGAATATGTATAAGAAAGCACCCGTGCGCGCATGTGCTGCGTGCGGGTGCTTTTTACCATTTTTTCCATTGCTTTTGCGGATATTCTTCGCGTGAAATCGTGTTGAACATCTTCCAAAGCGGCGGCGAGAAAATAATTTTTGTCGACCACGGGACAAAATAATATTCGTCAATAATTTCCTTCGACATATCGTTAATGCCGACGCGCTTCTTGATCTGCCGCCGATGGATAAACCACGGCAGCAGCCCTTTTTTCACGACATAAAGCTTTTGCGCAAGCGTCCGAATCTTTTTGTCCATATCGTCAAAGCCCTGACTGAAAACGTCGATGGCAAGCTGGTAATGCCGATGGTATTTGTAAAAGTACAGTGATTTTTTGGAAAAGTCCTTGAAATCACGGTTATTGTATTCGATACCGGCTTCATCAATGATAACGCGACCGCCAGTGATCATATATGTACCAATATCGGTTTTCGGGTCAAGCTGATAACAGCCGGTAATGGGAACATTCGACCAGACAGGAATACCGCGCCTGATATCATGACGCGCCAAATATGCGGCGTATGTGGTTTTACCGCTTCCGGGGACACCGAAATAAATACTGACTATCTGAGGTGGCAGACGCTTCCTAGCAGCTTTCTGAGGGCCTTTCTTGAGAAACGATAGAAAAGACTTCTTATGACGCGCCGAGTAACGCGGAGTATGCGACGGAGGCATTTCTTGAACAGGTGCAGGAGCTTCTTCATCATGCGTATCCCCTATCAGGTTTTTAATAAAAGAAAATTCGTTATCATCCATGTTTGTACCTCTTGAATCTTAATTTTCAATATAGAAAAGGTGAGGTGCGAGGGAGAATCGCACCCCACCGGGAAACGGTCAGACGTTCAGCAGCCGCTTGAACAGACCGACGCCAAGACCGACAAGCGGAATTGCGCAGAACAGCAGCAGAATCGGCGTTTTGACAATGGTAGAACCGACCGTACCAGCCCAGCCGATAGCCGAGGTAAAGACCTCACCGATAGACGAAAGCAGCGTTGCAATCGTAACAGTTGCAGCACCTTCCATAATTCATCATCCTTTCATATCATGTTTTTCTGAGATTAGACGTTCAGCAGACGCTTGAACAGGCCGACACCGAGGCCGACAAGGGGGATTGCGCAGAACAGGAGCAAGAGCGGCGTACCGACAACGGTTTCACCGACCTTACCCGCCCAGCCAATAGGTCATGAAGATAGAGCCGATGGACGAGAGAATTTCAGTCATTTTTGTTCACTTCCTTTCATTGTTTTTCTTTACAATATCAGTATTCCTACTGCTACGTAACGTTTCAAAGGCGGCAAGAACGTATAAAGTTAAGCACAACGCCAACAACAAAGCACATCAACACCATTCCTACAAAATATACAATCGGTTCAGAAAGCAGCCAGTCAGCAAGCTTCCCGAGCATCTGAACATTGAAGTCAAGCATTTCAGACACGTTTCATCACCTACAACTGAAGCCGAAGCTGACACGGAAGGGGAGCCGAAAACAGATTCCGATGAAATGCCCACGCCCGCGCCCGATGATGCCGCTCTCATTCATCAGGAAGATACCTCCGGCAACACACAGGTCAACGTGTTCGCCATTCAGACCGATGATGAAACAGGCGGTGCATGGATTCAGGGCGGCTCTGGTGAATCCCTGACCGAAAAGTTGTTCGGTGAGTACACGCCGTATAACGCTTCCGGTATTGCGTCTACTGACCATTGTACAGGAAGCGGTCATTTTCTGAATCGTATGAAGCGCTTGCAAGTTCCAAATCGGTCAGCGGTTCAACGGCGAGAATAGGCAGCGCAAGCAGCAGCGCAACGCATAGAGCAAGTACAATCCGTTTCATTTTGTATCGTCCTTCCTTTTTTCATTTACCTTGATATTTCCATTATTGCCGCCGCGCTGCGAACCGCCGCGAAACGAGCCGAACAGCTTGCCAAGCAGACCGACGCTTGCGACGGCCACGGACGAGCCGAGCAGAAGCACACCGAGGGAAAACGTTGTTCCGGGGATGGTAAAGGATTCTATCACGTTCCATGAATTTGAGAGCCACGCGCCGAGAAGCTGCAATAAATCAGTTGACATAATTTCACCCCTAGATAAATGGTATAAAGGATTTCAAAAGCGCAACAGCGTCAGACACGAACGCAATGATAATGCGTACCAGTTTCACAACAACGATAAAGCCAAAGAAGGAAACGGCGGCAATGACAAGGACTTTTAGCGCGGGAGGCATCCAAGAGAACAGAGCGGCAAACACAACTTCACCCCCTAATCAATCAGCTGAATCACGCCGATAATGACGAACAGCGCTGCAACGGCGAGAATCAGACCGCGCACAATGTCGGGCAGCAGCCCCCAAAGGGAGACCATGAAAGCACCAAAGCCGGCAAGATCATTAAAGTTACTCAC